GTTCGCATCGGCGAGGGCACGCAGACCGCCACGACGGCGGATATTCCCGTGCGCTCTGGCAGCGAGATCATCGTCCGCAAGCGCAGCGGCGACGTGACGGTGGCGCATATCAGCGCGGCGGGTACGACGCTCAACATCGCGACCGGCGAGGGCGGCGTGTGAAGAAAGATCCTCGCCTGGCGCGAGCGGGCGTCGAGGGCTACAACAAGCCGAAGCGCACGCCCGGCCATCCGACCAAGAGCCACGTCGTTGTGGCCAAGTCGGGCGATCAGATCAAGACCATCCGTTTCGGTCAGCAGGGCGTGAGCGGCTCGCCGAAGCGTGAGGGCGAGAGCGCGGCGGACAAGGCGAGACGGGCGTCGTTCAAGGCAAGGCACGCGTCTAATATTGCGAAGGGCAAGATGAGCGCGGCGTACTGGGCGGACAAGGAGAAATGGTGAAGAAGCCAGGACTTTACGAGAACATCCGCCGCAAGCGCGAGCGGATCGAAGAAGGTAGCGGCGAGAAGATGCGCAAACCCGGCACGAAGGGCGCGCCAACCGCTGCGGCGTTCAAGGCTGCGGCTAAGACGAAGAAGAAGTAATGCAGATTCCCATCGCCTCCGGCATCTACACGGACACGTCGCCGGCTATACGCACGTCGTATCCGGTCAACATGGTTCCGGTGCCGGTGAACTCGGGCATCTCTGAGGGCTTTCTGCGCCCTGCGGATGGCATTGTGCAGAACGGCACCGGCCCTGGTGTCGACCGTGGGGCGATCAACTGGCAGGGCGGCTGCTATCGCGTGATGGGCACGAAGCTCTGCTCGATCGCATCGAATGGCACCGTGACGGTGCTCGGTGACGTGGGCGGCACGAACCTCGTGACGTTCGACTACAGCTTCGACCGACTGGCGATCGCAAGCGACAATAACCTCTTCTACTGGGACGGTTCGACGCTGACGCAGGTCACCGACCCCGACCTCGGCGTTGTGCTCGATGTCGCGTGGATCGACGGCTATTTCATGACGACGGACGGCACCAGCCTGGTCGTCACCGAGCTGACCGACCCCACCGCCGTCAACCCGCTGAAGTATGGCAGTTCCGAGATCGACCCTGATCCGGTGGTGGCGCTCCTGAAGCTGCGGAACGAAATCTACGCGCTCAACCGCAACACCATCGAGGTATTCGAGAACGTCGGGAGCGAGTTCTTCCCGTTCCAGCGCATCGAAGGCGCGCAGATCCAGAAAGGCGTCGTCGGGACGCACGCCTGCTGCGTCTACGTCGAGACGATCGCGTTTCTCGGCAGCGGGCGCAATGAAGCGCCAGGCGTCTATCTCGGCGTCAACGCAGGCGCCGTTAAGATCTCGACGCAGGAGATCGACGATCTGCTGCTCGACTACACCGAGACGCAGCTTGCGGGCGTCAAGCTCGAGGCGCGCAACGATCGCAGCCACCAGCATCTCTATATCCATCTCCCCGACCGCACGCTGGTCTACGACGCGGCGGCTTCGCAGGCGGCTGGCGTGCCGGTCTGGTTCTGTCTCGCCTCGACCATCGAGGGCTACGCCCAGTACCGGGCGCGTAGCTTTGTCTGGGCGTACGACCGCTGGCTGACGGCTGATCCGCAGTCAACGGCGGTGGGCTATCTCGACCAGGCGGCGAGCGCGCACTGGGGCTCGAAGGTGCGCTGGGAGTTCGCGACCCGCATCGTTTACAACGACTCGCGCGGTGCGCTGTTCAACATGCTGGAGCTCGTCTCGCTCACCGGCCGCGTCGCTCTCGGCAAGAACCCGCCGATCTCGACCAGCTACAGCGTCGACGGGCTCAACTGGTCGCAAGATCGCGTCGTGCAAGCCGGCACCGTCGGCAACTACACCAAGCGCCTCGTCTGGTTCCAGCAGGGCCATATGCGCAACTGGCGCGTGCAGCGCTTCCAAGGCGACAGCGACGCGCACTTGGCGTTTGCGCGCCTTGAGGCGACGCTCGAGCCGTTGGCGTACTGATGGCCATCACCGGCAAGCTCATCAAGCGGCTGACGCGTGATCAGCTCGCGACGTTCCTGAAGAATCAGGAGCAGATCAAGGCGTTCGAGGGGCTCTTCGACGCGGCGGAAGTCGCCTCGCCCTCGACCATTGATGAGGTGTCAAACGCCGCCGACAACGCCCAGGCGTCCGCCGACTCGGCGCTGGCGCAGATCCAGATGATTAACGACCGGGAAGGCACGGTCATTCGCATGGTCGTGCTCAACGGCACGCCGACGCTGATCCCGAAGGGCACCGCTGTCGGCTTTGCCGGCGCCAACGGCAGCAACCGCATCAAGGTTGCGCCCTACCTGGCGGACGGCGGCACGGACACCTTGTACTTCGTCGGGCTCGCCACGCAGGACATCCAGCCAAGCGCGCAGGGCTACGTCACGCTCTACGGGCGCGTTGTCGGCGTCAACACGTCAGGCGCGCCGTACGGTGAGACGTGGGTGACCGGTCAGATTCTTTGGGCGTCGCCTGATAACGTGGGCGGGCTCACCAACTCAAAACCCACCGCGCCGGATAACGTGATCTCGGTCGCGGCGGTACTGTACGCGAGCACGACCATCGGGCAACTTATGGTCCGTCCGACCCTATCGTTGCAGGAATACTACGGCGAGTTCACCAAGACGACGACGCAGACGCCCGCCGTCGCAGGCGATGAGTACCTCGTGACGTGGGACAATACCGAGATCAGCAACGGCGTCGTCATCGGCTCGCCGTCGAGCAGGCTGGTCGTGCCGGCGTCGGGGCTCTACCAGGTGGCCGTGACGCTTCAGTTCTCCTGCACGGTCGCAGCCGCGCGGGAGGCGGTGGGTTTCTTCAAGAAGAACGGCGCGGACGTTGCCAACAGCTCGCGCTATCAGTCGATCAACATCAACAACGGTTACACGGCGCTGGTGCTCACCGAGTTCTTCTCGCTCGCCGCGAATGATTACATCGAGGTCGGCTTCGGCGTGCTGGGTGGACTGAACGTCAGTCTCTCGCCCATCGCCGCCACCGCCAACTTTCCAGCGGCGCCGAGCGCCGTCGCGACCTTCTTGCAGGTGCAACAGTAATGGCGACAACGAATACCGTCCTCGTCGAGTCGAAGTACGTCGAGAACATTCAGACGAATCAGTACATCGCGAACGGCGTCAAGACGACCATTCTGTCGGTGACGCTCAACAACTCGGGCTCGTCAGGCGCGTTTGTCACACTCAACATTGTTCCTTCCGCAGGCACAGCCAGCGCGGCAAACCAACTCGTCTCCTTGCGCTATCTCGCGCAGGGCGAGAGCTACTCCTGTCCCGAGATCGTCGGGCAGGTGCTGTCGCCTGGCGCCAAGCTCTCGGCGGTGGCGAGCATTGCCAGCACGATCGTGATTCGCGTCTCGGGGAAGGAGGCGTCTTGATCTGCTGCGTCACCGAAGGCATCACGCCGGAGCAGCTCGCCGAGGTCTACGCAGATCCGTACATTCAACGCTTGAGCCACGACTACTACGACGCCGCTCCAATCACGCACCCGCTTGTGACATACTTGTCGGCGTGGGTCGATGGAGACTTTGCAGGCGCATTCATGGCGATTGAATACTCCGACACCGAGACCGAGCTGCACTCGCTCCTTCTGCGCCGAGCGCTGAAGTCGTCGCGTCCTCTCGGTCATGCCTGCATCAACTGGGCGTTTAACGACTCGCCCATCGTCCAGCGCGTCACCGCCTACGTTTTCGAGTCGATGCTCACGGCGCGCAACTACTGTCTGCGGTTGGGATTCCGAATCGAGGGATTCCGGCGGGACGCATTTTCATACAACGGCGCTCCAGAGGGCGTCTGGGTCTTGGGAATTACCCGGCCCGAATGGGAGGCGACATCATGGGCTCGATAAGCAAGGCGATCGGCGGCGTTGTCGGCGATATCACCGGCTCGTCTGCGGCCGCGAGCGCAGGCAAGCGCGCGGGCAAGATCCAGGCAAAGGCTGCGCAGGCTGGCATCGAGGAGACTCGGCGGCAGTTTGATGCGCTGATTAAGCTAATGTCGCCGTATGTGCAAGCTGGCGCCCCTGCGCTCGAGCAGCAGATGGCGATGGCAGGGTTGCGCGGACCCGAAGCCGAGCAGGCAGCTATCGACGCCCTCGCCGCTTCTCCTCAGCTTGAGGCTCTTGCGCGCCAGGGCGAGGAGGCGATTCTCCAGCAGGCAAGCGCCACCGGCGGGCTGCGAGGCGGTAACGTGCAGGCGGCGCTGGCGCAGTTCCGGCCTGCGATGCTCCAGAGGCTTATCGAGCAGCGGTACGAGCAGCTCGGCGGGCTCACTGAGATCGGACGGGTGTCATCTGGGTTTCAGGGCGAAGCTGGATTGAACACGGGCGTCAACGTCGGAAACCTGCTGCTCGGCAAGGGCACAGCGCAAGCTGGCAGCGTTATGGCGCAGGGAATGGCGCAACGCATGGCGTTTAATGACGCCATCAAACTCGGCTCCGCTATCGCCGGCGCTGGCGGAATCACAGGACTGGCAAGTTCATTCTGGGGTGAGAAGTAATCATGGCCATCAATCCAATGTCGGCTCCCATCGACTACCTCGGCCAGATGGGGCTTACCCCTACAGATCCCGGCACAGCGCTGGTCGAAGGGCTAAAAATCGGCGCGGTGTTTAAGCAGCAGAGGCAGGCGCGGGAGCTGGAGCAGAAGAACGCCCAGTTTCAGGCGGATATGTCTGCGTGGCGGATGAATCCGACAGACGACCGCATCGTCGAGCTGATGAACCTATACC